GATGCACTTAGATTCCACAGTACCACTAATAGGAATCTCTTCCGCAAACGCACTAGCACAAAAGGTCACCAATACCGCCAATAATGTAAAAGTTTTATTAAGCATTGCTGCTCTCCCTTTTTGGTTTGTTTACTTTTCATACTGTAGTCGGACCATCTCTGCGTGTCGAAGTTCCGACGCGAAAGACTGTCTCAATCCTCTCGTGTTAGATGGCAACTTGCCGCCAGGAGGCATAACCCCATCTGGCAAATTACCACCTCTCAGTTGAGTCTGGTAAGAAGCAGGTAGTGACATCATCGTTGCTAATTGATCATGAATTAATTGCTGAGTAGCAGACAATTCATTGTCGATGATAACACCAAGAAGTTGTTCCAACCTTTCATCAACTTCTTCTGCCGCTTCTTTTAATTTTGCTCTTTGTTTTTCTTTTTCTTCATCCTCTTGTGCTTTCATATTTGCTTTACGATCAAGTTCATCCTGCACGTAATCGTCATCAAGAGGATCTTTTGCCGCAACCTCTAAGATTTCTAATGCGAACGGGTCAACATAACCTGGGCAATTTGGATTTGACTGAGGGTCGAAACAAGGATCGTACTTGTATGTGTAGAACACCTCTGCGTCTGTAACAGATCCGGTTCCTTCGACTTCAATCGATCCTGGACCCCAATAAGAAATATCAATGAAATCTATTGGCACTGCTTTATTGATTGAGTTGCCTGGAATGCCTGACCAGTCGTCTGATGCTCTGAAAATATAACCCGGACCACGTGCGTTCTCGTTCTGCACGTGCACGATCATATCGTCAGCGGGATCTTTGACAGTGGTATAACGATACACCACGTTACTAACCTGCAATCCTGCTTGTTGTGGAAGAACGTTGGTCATTACCCAACGCAATCCAAAAGCAGCAGCATTGTTAGTCGTGCCGTATTGTGTACTGGTATCGAAATGCTCGCTAGAGAAGCAATAAGACGAGTAAACCAGAAACAGCAGCACCGCCAAGCAGCGTCTTAGTACCATCTTTCATCCCTTCCTTTTCTTTAACTCCGGGTTGTGCTTCTTCATTGGTAATCCATGCTGCTTTTGCCTGATCGCCGATAAGTCCATCATATGGACACGGTGTTCCTGCCATCATCATCGCATCAAAGACTCGTTTGTCTTGACACATTGTAGAAACTGCCGCAACCTTCATACCCATATCGTATAAAGTCTTGGACAGTTTGAGCCGTTCACAGTTCTCGTCGGTAACCTGAGTTCCCGTTGAGATGCCTAGAATTTGTGTTTGAATTGCACCCGCAACCCCAAACGTACATAAGTCTGAATTCGACGTATTGATCGTTGGAGTAATAGCAGACGCGGGTGGCGACTTTAAAGTCGTTGTCGTTGTGCTTGTTGTATTCACGTTGCTGTCTGTGATAGACTCAGTTCGAATCAAATTCTCATCAAGAGGTTGAGATTCTTGTCCAAAAGTCACACTCGCACAGAAAGCCATAACAAAGAATAGTAAATATCTCATTACTAACATCCTAAGTTATAATGTCAGATATATTTATATGATTTAGTCTTCAACCCAAGACATTGATACGTCAGATCGTTGAATTTGGTTAGAACTACGAACTAAGATACTTACATCGCTATTGGGGGGAATAGCAAACCGTAATTCTTCGAGATTGATAGAAGCAGTACCACCACCATCAACACCAAAAATATACGCTACTCTTTCTGGTAAGGTAACAACACTTTCAGTTTTAGATTCTGCAACAGAAGACCATTCAGAAATAGAATTAAAAGTTCTACCCGTAATAGGTGCATCTATTACTAAAGCAACTTGAACACCAGCAGTGGAGTTAAAAGATGCTGTCACATTTTTAACCAACAATTCTCTGGTATTAATCTTATCTCTGTGAATAAGTTTGTTATGAGCAGTGAGTAAATGATGCCAGTCGGATTGCGTTAAAGTGGAAGAAGTAGTAAAGAAGGATGAATTAGTAGGTTTGGTTGTTTCGATAAGTCCTTCGATAGCACCCATCATCGATGCACCAGAAACTGTAACGTTAGTTCCTGTTCCACCTAAACTGTATGCAACGTATCCAATCTTAAATGATGGGTTGTCAATGTGAACGTCAGTATTTTCATTTGCATAGTGTTCGTGATGAAACACTATCATTTTTCCATCATCAGATTCTACGGCATATTGAATTGTACCAACACCTAACCAACGAAAGTTGATTTGATACACATTAAGTTTGGTAGGATCAATGATCATACCAGAAGGACCAGTACCATCTAATTTATCGTGAATGAAATCAGATTGATAGGTCCAATTCTCTGTTTGCGCTACACCTGTTTGTGAGACTACATCAGCAAAAGTAGAAGTACCAGCACCATTACGAACTACAGTAAATGCTCCTAACTTTGGTCCCAATGAAGAAGATAAAAGGTAAATATCAGCATCGTATTGATCAACAACCCAAGAAGGAAATGCTGCTTCTATACCAGCAGCAAGTGAGGAAGCATTGGCACTAACATTAGTGCCAGTCATCACAATTGTTTCTGTGGTTCCGTCTAGGGTCACGTCAACGTTTTCGGTTCCACCAGCAGCACCAGTCACCGTAATCTTATGAATGTGTGCTTTACCACCATTGGCTCGCATCACTCCAAAATTTTCGCCGTTATATCCAATCTGCAGTGCTTGTTCTTGAATAAAGAAACCAGCACGTTGAGTATACAGAGCAACGGGACCAGTGAACATAGCAGTAAATCTTGCCTGTGCACCTTGTCCGGGACGATAACGAACTGCTCGTTTGCTACGAATAACACCATAACCCCCAAGAGAGGTTCCGGACCCTACTTGCATTAAGGTTCCTGTGGTGGTTGCAGTTCCTACTGGATCTCCATTTAGAAAAGCACCAGTATAAGTTTCGAACTGAAGAGGATCTAGTCCATACAACCCATCCAATTGCAGAACGGGTGTAACAGGTACAGAAATGGGTTCACCAAAGGCAGAAACAGCAGTAGCAGATGCTTCTACGCTACCAGTAGCATCTGCCAACATAACGACTTCATAGAGTTTATCGTTATTAGACAACAATCTATTTTGCGGTTTATTAAAAATTGCCATTAGTAAATCCAGTCAGAATACTAATCTATTTATACTAAACTAGATGTGGCATGTCTTTTATAAAAACTGTTTTCTTTTTTTCAGGCGGTTTATATTTTTTATTTTTCGTTACCCAATCATGCTCTATAATAGCCAACATAGTTTTCCAATCAGTTGTTCCATAAACTCTTCCGTTTGGATTTAACATATTGTACCATCCTAAACTTCTAAAAGCAGGAAGATCAGAAAACGGACCGTCGGGATTACCCCACTGCCAAACTTCGTCTCCAAAATATGATGACAAACAACCATTACCTCCATTTAGAGTAACAATGTACTTTGCTTTTGCTAACATGTGCATTTGAACTACATTATATGGCAGTCCAGTTTCTTCTTGAAAGTCATAGAGCGTTTTACACTTATGCTTATTTGCCATTATTTGATAATCATTATAGTTGTTATCTATTGGTGGATGTCGATCATCAGTGTAGTCAGAAGCATTTCCTTTGTTGTGTCTAATATACCAAATATCATACATGTCCTTAAATTTTTTACAGAACAAATCCATAAATTCATAACTGAAAAAATTGATAGGTTTTGGTGGATAAAATTCCAAATTATATTTGTTGTTCAATATAATTACAGGTTTTTCACCCGCGACAATTGGATTATTTCTTGAGTAAATCTCTTTGTATGGTGGAATCATCCACTCAGGTCCGAACTGGATGTAAGGATTAATCTCTTTTAGGAAAACATTCAAATCTAGTGGGGGATTTTTAGTTCTTCCCTGATTGATTCCAAAATATCTGTTAAAAATCGGGTCGCCTTCGTATGTAAAAAAATGTTCGTCTTTTAACCAAGGAAAAAATGGTTTTGCTGATGGATGAGAAATCACATCATGTTCTATACCATGCAGATGGTAGTAATATGATTTTCCAGAATATTGTGTCCAAACAAAAGACCATTCACAAACAGCATTTATTTGTTTTTCAGAAGTCATTCGTTTTCTGACTTCGTCTATTCTCGGATCGTCAAACCACCAAATAGGATCGTCAGTCTTCTCGAGGTTGCTCTTCCATTTTTCCGCCATTTAAATAAACTCCTCTTTTTCTAAAACCAGACTTAAATCCAAATCTTTTTTTAAATCCTATTCCGCGATATCTAGGTGAAGTTTCATTTAACACAAACGGTTTTTCTTTCTGTATCCAATTATGCTTTAATATTATCAACAAGTGTTCTAGATTACTAGTAGAATACACTGCATTGTTTTTATTGAATAGGTTTATCCAACTTCCATTTTGATGAATTTGTGCACCAGCGTACCCGCTCAAGTCTCTATCCCCTCCTCTATGATATTGCCAAACTTCTTCTCCGAAAAAAGAAGAAAGAACTGCATTTCCAGCATTTACTGTAACAATGTACTTTGCTTTTGCTAACATGTACATTTGAACTACATTATATGGCAGTCCAGTTTCTTCGATAAGATCATATATGGTAGTGAAGTTAAATTTTTTTGCGATTCGATAGTCGGCATAATCCTTGGCAGCAACATCATCATGATATCCTGTTCCACCATTATATCTTATGTACCATATTTCATATTTTTCAGTAAAATTCTTACCGAATTGATCTAGGAACCAGGGTGGAAAATAATTGTGCGGGTTATGTTTCCATTCGACTTGGTATTTATTATTCAATACAATGATAGGTTTTTTTGTTTCCCTTAATGGATTGTTTTTAGAGTAGAATTCGCGATAAGGAGGAATTGCCCAACAAGGTCCCCACTCTTTATATGGATTACAATCTCCTAGTATGTTTGGTAGCAATAAAGGAACATCTTGTCCAGAACATCCGTGACGATGTCCTGAGTGAAATTTATATTCAATAGGATATGTGTAAAATTGATCTGGGGTTAACCATGGAAAAAATGCTTGAGAGTGTGGATGACAAAATACTGCATGATCTACGCCCAGCAAATGATAAGAATAAGATCTTCCAGCATACTGAGTAAAGATATGCGTATATTCACTCAATGCTCGAATCTTTAATTTTTTAGGAATAGCATCAAATAATTCGTCAGCAACAACTGTTTCTGGTCTTACTTGTAAATGATCTGGTAACGGTGCATTATGAATTAAAGCCATCTATCGTTTTCCAACGTCCAACTAACAACTTGTGCAATTCGTTCGCTGAGTTTTATAGAGGGTTTCCAACCCAATTCTTCTAGAAGTCCTCCATCCAATGCATATCTTAAATCATGTCCAGGGCGACTCGAATGAAAATCTGTCATTTCATAATCTAGAGGTTTATTAATAGAACGAGCAATCATTTTTGCCAACTCTAAATTATCAATTTCTTCAGTTCCAACCAAATTAAATTTAGGGCACATTCCTTCAACCGTGTAGTCTGTTAGGTTTAGAATAAACAACAAACCTTCAGCAACATCTTTAGCATGAATATACATTCTTGAACCAGGAATTGTTCTTGTTCTGTCTGAATGTATTATTACTTTTTGGTTGTCTCTAACTTTCCTAATTGTTCCAGGAATAAATTTTTCTGGATGTTGCCTTTCGCCAAAAACGTTCATCGTATGAGTCACTTTTATTGGCATCTTATAAGTGTTTTCATAAGCAACGCAAAACTCTTCTCCTGCTGCTTTGCTTGCGCTATATGGATTTGTTGAGTTGTAGCGATCGTATTCTTTGTAAGCAACTCCGGGTGGAGCAACACCAAATATTTCATCTGTGCTGAAATACACAAAATCTGAGAGGTTAGTACAATATCTTCTTGCGTATTCTAAGACATTTACTGTAGCAACTACATTATCCATTACGAACTCCATTGGATAACTTATGCTTCTGTCTACGTGACTCGCAGCTGCGATATGTATTACTTTGTCGATTGGACCAATGTCGGAAACTAGTTGACTGTTAATTTCAGATTTTAAATCATGAAATATTATCCTTAATCGACTTGATACCATTTTAGCATCATGCTCTTTTAGCATGTCATGTAATCTATTCAGATTACCTGAAATATCAAGGCGATCAAGGCAAACAATATTCCAATCTGTTTCGCGTAAAAAATGGTCTATAACATGATGAGCAATAAATCCTGCCCCACCAGTAATCAAAACGTTCATATTTTAAATTCTCACTGTTTCTCCAGCATTATATAGGAAGAAAAATATTAGTCCTTTTTTCTACCATTTACAGCATCAGCAGCAAAGAATGCTGAGACTAACACTGCAATAGAAGCAAAGTATGTTGGTGCGATATCGGCAATCAGATTTGCTGCCGTATCTAATCCAAGTAGAGATGTGAAAGCAATTCCTACTGGATATACTAAAAGACCAAAAAGAGAGAACCATGCCATCTTACGAATGGCATCGCGTTGTGCGTCTTGATCTTCGAGTGCTTTTCTTTTAAATTCCAAATGCATATCCCATTCTTCTTGCGAGATATGCCCATCACCATTTGCGTCGATCTGTTTTGCTACTTCGGCGTCAATAGTGTGTTCGGACATTTTTTACTCCTCTTCTTCTACATGCTCCTCTTCTACTTGATTTCCATAATAATGATTGACTTCTTCTTCATGAAGTTCGCGTTCAGCAGATGGAGCTTCGGTTAATGTTTGTGGAACAGGGGCAGGTTGTGCTGCTACCACGGGAGCAGGTTCTTCATCAAGTTTGACGAATTGACCTTTTTGTTTATCATACCACGCTTGTTTCCTTTCAGACCAAACGATCCAAGGTTTTTTAGATACCATTTAACCCTCCTTTCCTGTAGTGTGCGTAACAGCGCCTTTAACAGGATTTACTATTGACTTATCACCATTGCCCAATTTGTCGGCAGGACCACGAGCAGGTGAAGGTTTTCCAGCACGACCAGCTTTAGTCGCATCAACGTGACTTTGTGCTTCACGATCGTCTTTATCTTTGCTTACAGTAGCAAGCATATCTCTTGCAGATTTGGATGCCATTTCTTTATCGGTAATTCCTTCATGATCTGATTTACCGTGACCAGATTTTTTTGGCAATCCAAGTTTTTCTGAAATAGCAGAAAGTTCTTCAACGGGAACATTAAATTGAACTTCAGAATCAAACAGCACATCTACTGTACCATCTTCATTTTCTGAAAGAATTTCCCCGTAACCATACTTGTCATGAACCACTGCTTCTTTGGGTACGCAATTTGGAACCATTCTATCACCTTTCTTTTTCATACCTACTTGCTTATGAGAATCCCAGCACGCTTCGTCTTTTTCGCATTCGCACTTGTCTTTGCCGCACTTGTCGCAGCAACTTTCTTTTTTCATTGCTTTGCTGATTGCCTTACGACGATTGTGCAGGTAGTCGTCAGACTTATCAACGTCTCCGTCGTTATCAATATCAGCATCTGCTTTTCCGACAGGATCAAGTTTTTTATGTTTTTTCTCAACAACTTCCTGCCAAGCTGCTGCGATTTTATCTATGATTTTACGATCCATGTCGTACTCCTATAATACTTTAGCAATTTCAATTCCAAGTGCAGTTAAACCACCTGCGACTATGAACCAAACTGCCTTTTCTATGGTCTTCAACGTCGAATTCGCCGCTGCTTGACCTGTTTCTACGCAATCGAGTCTTGCTGAGATTCGATTGAGTCTCTCATGAGATTCGGAACGCCTAGTCTCCAAATCTGCAATTTTTTCTTCTACACGAGCAAGAGCAACAATTGCTTCACTCATGCGATCTAACTTCTCCTCAATTCGTTCGAGGCGTGACACTTGCGACTCTGCCATTTCTACCAAGCCTTACAAGACCAATAACGTGCCTTGTCCTTTGGTCCCGGATTATCACAATTGTGTCTAGCTCTAAAACTCTTACGACGACCTGGAATGTGCTTCTTAATTGTCATATTCTTGTCGCCAAAATTTACCTTTTGTGCTTTTCCATCGCCATCTGGATCGACATAGACTTTTGACTTCTTAACATCGCCTTTCGTTGGCTTGTTAAGCGTCACTTTCTTGCCTTGATAGGTGGCTTCTGTAAAAGACTTAAATGATTTCATTTATCTTTCTTATCGGCGGCAGTTTTCTTCATAGCAGAACGAGCAAGATTCTTAGCGATATTCTTAACCTTAACAGTGTTGCCGTATTTGTCTTTGCGGTCACCGTCCTTTACTTTACGCCAAGGAGTTTCTTTTCTCCACGAAGCTTCATTCGTTTCTAAGTGGACGTTTGTATGACCCATTGAACGATAATGAGAAAGAGCTGAGAATGCTTTATCTTTATGCACCTTAATGCTTCTTTTTTCGCCACCACGTGTGGTATAATTAAGAACCTGATGATCCTTACCAGTCTTAATTGGGGTTCCTCTTGCTACTGAACCTGCTCTTGATCTTACCTCAGAAAATGTTTTCATTGTTTCGTTACCTTTCTATAAACTGACGTATGTTTAGAAATTGCTTCATGACCACCAGAACGAACAGAACGCATCAAGTCTGCCTTCTGACCTTTGTCTTTTAATTTACTATGGTAGTCAACAACGTGTTGTAAATCTTTGTGATTGCTGTAAACTTTAGTTTTACCACCAATCTTTAAAGAAACTTTTCTTCCACCTAAACTAGGATGCATGGCGTCAGCTGCTTTTGCTAATGTGTTATGAACAGTTGAGTGGTGATCGTTGCTCTTAATTTCGAAATCTAAAGGTTTTGCTGCTTTTTGATCCCAATCACCGTCTTTTTTAGCAGTCCCTTTTGCTGGTCCACGACGAGCACCACGTTTTGCTAAATTTGCTGCCTTACGTTTTGCAAGATCAGATTTAAAATCTTCAAATGTTTTTAAAACATTAGTGTCACGAGGCGTAAAATCAGTGTCCTCTTTTGCGAGGCGAGAATTTGCTCGAGCGATACCTTTAGATCGATTATCTGCTGCGCGTTGATGAACCTTCGCCATCTTATCAGTCCAGTCTGACTTGTTATCGCCTGTCCTGGTCGCGTAGTCATGAGCGATACGCTTTTGTCTTGGTTGATCGTCAGATGCTTTGTCGCGATATCTCTTAACAGTGTCCGGCGAAAGTTCTTTGATGTTGTCTTCTTTGTGTAACATAGAACTACCGCCGATAGCATTAGCATGATGAATCTTTGCCATCTTGGAGTGATAGTCGCCTTTAGTCTTAACTCTATATTGATGATAGTCTCTTGCCTTGGCATGATCCAACTTAGACATATCTCTCATGTCTTTACCTTTTCCTGGACCATTTTTATCTGCCATCGTTGCTTCGACTGTATGACCTTTATCGTTAGTTTTGTGGACAGTATATTTGCCGCCAACTTTATCAACTTTATTGCCTCGGGCAGCATGCTTATCGGCGCTCATTTTATTGTCGAAATGTTTTTCGCGACCATGCTTTTCGTGTCCAGGATTGTTGTATTTAACCGCGAATCCTTCGTTTGCTTTTTTCATCAAATCTTTAAGTTTTGAGAGTTTATCAAGGTCGGGTTTACTGATCGCTGCTTTCTTCTTTTTGTTAGCGATAGCATCCATAGACTTGCCGTAAGCGTCAGTAGATTCTTTCTTTGCTGGCAATCCTTTGTGCTTAGTAGCGGCAAAGTCTTTAACGTCTTTCTTGCTCATAGATGCTGCTGCCTTCTTAATCTCTGGAGAAGCGTTGGGCATTTCGCCTTTCTGTTTTGCGCGAACCATGCCAAAAAACTTTTGTTGTGCTTTAGAAACTGCTTTCTCTTGCTGAACTATAGCATCGTCTGTTCGCTTTTTCCGAAACTTAATTTTTCCTGTTTCGGGATCGCGATACTTGACTAATTTAAAGTCAGATGATTTTACTTGTTCGTTTTCCATAAACTTTATTTATAGTTTTTCTTATGTTTACTATAACCCTTTTTCACTTCTTTCTTTTTATTAGGTTCAACTTTTGCTTTGTTAAATTTTTGTGAGAATTTAGCAACAGGATTCTTTGTTTCTCTTCTGGTAACAAAATCAAACTTGGAATCTTTTTTATTAGGGTCAGTATTTCTGTTTCTTGCTCTGGCGCGAGAAATTCTTGCTCGATCTAACATTCGATCGTGCTTAACTTTATCTTGTTCTTTTTCGCGATCAATTTTATTTTTGGCAATTTTAACTGGATCAATGGCGTCAACTAAATCCAATTCTTCTTCCTGTTGTCCAGGAGTTATCTTTTTTGCTTTCTTGGTGGATTCAGGAGTTCCCCATTCAGGTTGATCTTTGTACCATCGATCAGTTTTTTCATATACAATGCCATCTAACCATTGCCTACTAACTCTGCCTTCATCTAAAGCAACAATAACGTAATTTGCTCCAAGTCGATAGATATAACCTGATTTGCCATTTTCTTTAATTATTACTCGATCGCCTGGTTCAAACAATTCACCATTTATATACTTTTCTCTGGTTTCACTAAGAAGACCCAAATCGATGTGCTGTTTAAAATCTTTAGACTCTTTCATACCCATACCAACACGAATATCATTAAACAGTTTTCTCGTGTCTACTGTAGACATTTTGGAAGGAACGCCTTGTTGAAATGATGTGAAATCATTTGAAGCAGCGTTCGCGCGCTGTTTGCTCGCCGACATGCCCTCAACTCCTTCTGAGTCTGGGTCCCTATCACCAGCAGAAGCAACGTTTATCCGTTCGAAGTTATAAAATCCGTGCTTACCTTTGACTCCGTTGTACTTGTTTAACAGAGTCTCGAATTCTACGATACGATCTTGACCAACAACCATTGTGACTTTTTTATATCCTTGGTTGTATAGGTTGGTTGCTGCGTCAAAAACGTTCTTAATTTTTTTATTGAGTAAAATGTTTCTTGCATGATTTGGAAACATTTTCCTAGAGTGCTTGATCTTGTTCGGATAACTGAGAGGGTTCTTTTTGGCATCAACTGATTGCGAAAGAAAAATCTTGTATGGATTTCTACCTGCCTTTCGACTTAGAACGTCAAGCAGTTTTTGGTGTCCAACGGTTGGAGGATTCATTCTTCCGAAAGTGAAAAATATCTCGCGTTCCTCTTCTACGAGATACTGTTTAAATGACGGTATCATTTATTTCTCGCTTTTATTTGCTCCAGATCTACGATCCTTTTCTCTTTTACGAATAGTCGGCAGAAGTTTTCTTGCCAGTTTTTCTATTCTCCCTTTCATTTTATCTAGTCGCTTTTCAATCTCTTGTCTACGAGCGAACGGTAACTCTGCTTTTGATTTACCTTTAGAAAATTTCTTAAAGAGTGCAGCTCTTGCTGCTTTTTTGGATCTGCGAGATAATCTTTCTGGGTCTGCTGCTCTCTTTTTTGCTTTTCTTTGACCCATTGCAATCTTCGCCTTCATTTTTTTCATGAGGCGAGCGCGAGCTCTTCTTTGCTGGAAGTTTAATGCTTCAGTCTTACGATCTTTGGCATTGTTACTAATGTGATCGTCACCGTCGGCGGTGTAATCTACAGTTAGAAAATCTTTAAACTTTAATGGCTTTGCCATCTTATTTCCTCGTCGGTTTATCCCATCCCTTCAAAATATCAGGCGAAAAGTTGTTGTATGAAAATTCCATTCTATCAACAATCTTTACCGCATCACCACCTAGTCGGTCAACGGCAACGAATCCTTCAGCACCCGTTACCTTAAATCCTTTGCGAGTTTTTACAAAGGTATCTACATTCCCAAGTTTATTCAATTTATTTATAAGTTTTAACTTTGCTGTTACAATTAATTTTTGTAACTCAAACATCTGTATTAAGTTGACTTTGTTTTTGAGCGAGAAGAAGTTGAGGAGTTCGTCTCGCTTTTGTCTTTGCGAGGTCTTCCCCGCTTGGGTTTTTCGCTGGGCGATTTCTTTCCCGTACTTGCTTTTGATCCATCGGATGAGTTTTTCCGTGTGCGCGACGGTGTTTCCGATGATTTCTCCTTTACGGACGAATGTGTTGTTGTAGGTTTCGATGTGCTGGGCGAGGGTTTGGTTTCCTTCAAGTTCTCGGAGGGTACTTCCTGAGATTTGGTTGAAGATCCTACCAATTTCTGCCAAAGTTTCATTAACATCTTCTGTCTCCCTTTTAGTCATGGTTGCGCTGGTTAAATTACGCAGCATTGCGTCTTGAGACCAAACATTAGAAGACTTCTTCAATGCCTTCACGTTCACACCATAAGATGCTTTCATAGTCTCGAATGTTCTACCAGTATATGTAGTATGCCACACAATACCGATTTTTGCCCTGCGTATAACTGCCGACTGTTCGTAAGGTACAGCATACACAATAGTGTTTGGGTGAAAAGTCACATACTTTTGACCATCAATTGTTTCGGTGGATAAGTCTCCGCGCCCAAACAGAAAGTCGCCCTGAATTACCCCTTTGATATCTAAAGCAGGTAAATATTTCAGAGCGTCTTTCAGTTTGGCAGAAAGATCGCCTGACGTATCAGCGTCGATCTCTGCATTGGTCTTATAGACCTTTGGGTTCTTGTTAAAGATACCCTTCTTAGCAACAAAGAACTGCCCGTCCCTGGGATCAATACCAGCGAAGATTGCGGGAGCACCGTCCCACTTCACTGATACACTTCCCTCTTTCTTGCCTCCTAACATATCGCGAAGATCACGCAGAGCAAAAATTGCTTGACGTGTGCCTTTAACACCGCCATATAGCACTTTGTCCTCGATATGAGTCATGTGCGTATTTTTTTGCTCTGTTAATGTGTCTGCAAATGATAGCATTTCTTAATACATCCAAGCATCTACTTGGTACAATTGATCTATTTCAGATTGTGTAATTTTATTATTACTAGAATCAAATATAAATCTGAGAGCACCTATGCTTCCAACGAAACTTGAATTTTGGAAGGCTTTACCTATGTAATCAAGTTTAAAAAAGGATGAATTCGTCCAAGGACCTAATATTGCTGAACTTCGTTTTACTTTATCGATATAGGTACTATATTCATTATCAATAGAATCATATGCCCAGACTACATGGTGCCAGTTCCCATCAGATACTCCTACACTACCTGAACTGTTAGTCCATCCTATTTGTGAACCGCGATAAGCAACCCACTGAGGAATTCCAGTATCAAAACCCACTCCAACGTATGTGTCTACCAACTTGTCACCAGTGAATCCCATCCCAAATTGTGGAACCGCTGCATTAGCACTATTGCTAGTTGTTTTAATCCATACACTTAGTGCAAACGTATCATTAGGATCTCCATCAAAATTTGTAGTAGGGAAACCAGCACTTGCAAAAAGGTCATCTTTATTAGCATATCCCAAAGTATTCACTTCGATCAAAGACGTTCCATCAACAACCCAAGCAATCGGTTGATTTGAATTTGAACTATTTTCAATGGTTACACTAGTTAGTGCATAATTATGCGAATCAGTAGTACTATTGATTTGTGTAGTGCTACCATTATTAGCGATTGGATCTAAGTACATGATTTGTTTATTTAACAGATTAGCATCTAAAGGATTATTTGGATCTCCACCCGCAATATACACGACGCCACCGCCACCACCAGCAGAAGCAATGGAAGAAACGAACTGTCCCAGATTGGACGCAGTTCGATTAGTAAATGATGGTGTAAGACCTAGTTTCACTTACACTAAACCAACCAAATTAGTAGCACTGGTACCAGTAGCAAGAACTCTTGCGGCACGAATGGGAAGAACAGAACCTACCTTTAGACCAACAAAGGTTACTGATGTTCCGTCAACCATATTGACTGCAAGATCACCGTCACCACCGATGTAAATACTACGAGTAGCAGTAGTTAAATCTGTCGAGTCATTTGGAGTGATTGAAAACGCACCTTGTGCTGGAGAATCAAGGTGCGAATAAAATGATTTGAATTTATCTGCCATTTGCAAAATCCTTTATGTTTGAACCACTATTTATAATAATTGCTTGCCTGTCGCTGCTTTGCTTTTGTAATCGCACATGATATGAGAAGGATACAAACCAGATTGTTTGTTACGTATGTTTACAGCAAAGTCAAAGTACTGATTACTGAATCTAATATCGACACGTTTGCCTCGACCATTTACACCGCCATAGTCCACGACAATCGGAGAGTTTATTGTCGCCATGGTAGGGTTCTTTGAAGGATCCATATACCAAGAATATATTTTAGGACCGTCCATACCATGAATCATCCAGTACCCTGAACCCATAGCAGTTTGCAGAAAGGTTTTGAGTTCGGTTCTACTCACCGCGTTTGATACATCAACTCCAGTAGGATGTTTTTTACCGCGACCATATGAATTAAAAACGTCACAGAAGGTCAACTCGTCAAGTCCAAATGCGTTAAGGATTGCCTTTCCTTTTGGAAATTGAATATTGTTTTTACGAATTTCACTTTCTGTGAAAATGTCTTTAGCAACACCTGAATTCACGAACGTGAGAGTGCTACTGAATTTTAGGGAAAGAAAACTTTTAGATCCGTCTTTGTGAGATAGTGTGATATCAGTAAGTTGAGGACCGTGTTCTTTATGATTTCGAGGACTTATATAAACCGTGGTGCCTGCAACTGCGATTGGTCTTGACTTGTTTGCGCCACCTTCGTGTTCATAACCAACAACGGGAGAACCGTTTTTTTCTGAGCACATCGCAATAATTTTTTCAGTTTGAGAAGCATACTTTCCTTTGCATTTTTTACCAGAAATGCATTCATCCAACCTCTCGGCAAGATCAGATTCAAAGACTAATCCTTTATTGACTCGCACTCCACCAGCAGGTTGTCCACCAAACTCTTCGCTTTTTTCTAGTTTGGTGATCGGAACTTCTGTTATGGTTTTTTTACCAGCAAAACTGCCGCCGAGTAAAAGTTTTTGGTCGGCACGTTTAGCAACCTTTAATCCTAAAATTTGACCAGCAGTTTTTTCAGCGTTTTTTGTAGACGTTACCTTATCATTTCCAATAACAAGGTATTTGGCATGAAAGAGTCCATCATCTGTCATGAAGTTGTTTGACTTATCATTTAGCTGAAATGTTTTTTCAACCAGCAGAACTGATCTGTACTCCTTATTTAATTTAAACAGTTCTGATAAGTTAAGATTTGCCATATGACTATTTATATTTGGGATAGTCTTTCGGATCTTCTTCTCTTAGAGATTCTATTCTGTCGACGATTTGTTTCTTCTTCGCATCGTCATAGTAACTCCAGTTTTCAATTTCTACTGACATACGTTTACAACCAATGCAATACGCATTCCAAGTAGGATCTAATATACAAACTCCAATGCAGGGTGACGGAACCTTACCACTCAACAGCAACTTTCCATGCTAACCAATGCAAAGAAATACAAGAAAACGTTGGGTCCAAAATCAATACAACTGACGGAAGCAACGCTAATTCTCTGTAAGGATGCCATGTATTTTCGTAGTCGAATCGCATTTAAAATTTTCCTTCGATTTTTTGCATCTGATAAGGATGCGAGTTAGATTTTACTGCCCCCAGATATGATATTATTTCATCATCACACCTGACCACAGCGGTTGGGAACCCATCGCAGTTCCTGTGTAATTTCACTGAGTATTTATTACTGAACGATGACTCCTGCGCCCACACATTTGCTAGAAACAAAATATCTTCCCAAATAAAAAGCAATCCACCCGGAGGAAAGTATTCAGTTTCTTCATAGATTTTAGAACCATCAGATTCAGTGTGAAGATCAATGAGTTTTAGGTTTGGTTGAGACATTATTCAAAATCCTTTCTGACGTCGGACACATAGCAATTAGTAGCAGTTTTCGTGCCCGACGCCAGATAGGTAACTCTATTTCCGTCATTAATTTTACCTTCTAAACATTTGCCGCATTTAGACCCAATTTTTTCAAGAAGAAAATGGTTTTCGTCTAACATTTTTTGAGTGATGGCGTTGCAAATGCAGAGGTACATTTAGTGAACCGTTTCCTCACCGAACGCAATTAAGTCAGTCACAGAACGTCCAGTGCTAGCATCGATAGCACCATTAGAATACCAAGCATAAAACTTGCTAGGACCCCAGTCATCAGCAGCGCCAGAGTCAAAGTATTCTGAGTAGATCACCGTAGCAATGCGATCAATCACTGCATCCCGACTTGGTCCGCCCATAAACCAGTCATCTTTAAGAGCGTAGTCAGCAATGCTGCCGAGATCACGATTGTTGAGTTCCGACAGTTCGTCGGTAAAAATTTCGAATATATCGTATTCGTCCATATTGTTTCTCCTTAACTTATGCATATATTATACCCTACAAACGCCAAAAAAGAAACTTATGGTAAGTTATTGATTTTAAAAATAAAAAGGGGGACTTGCGTCCCCCGAGTTATTTACACTGCGGAAGCAGCGAGTGCCTTGTAACCAGCAGCGATTACAGACTTTGAGGGAGTACCAAGACGGTAGAAACCTTTGGTTTCACCTTTGGCATTCGTTCGCTCGTTCAGATATACAGGATACCCTGAGAAACGAATGTCTTGGATCACTGCATAGGGATTTTTTGCACCAAACTGTGCAGTGATTTGCTTTGCGGTCAGTTGACGACCATCCATGAGTGCGTTAAGAACGCGAGTAGCTTGTGACATTACTGTCCTCCATTATTTAAATTTACCAGTACAAATCAACCAGAAAGTCTTGTAGGTCAAACGCTTCCGCTTCCCATGGCATTCGGAGATAATAATCCTCAGTCATGTTGGGTTTTAGCGTAGCACTGAGCAGTTTATTGTTCAGTTCGCCTCGCAAGTTCTGTTTAACGTGTACCAATTCATGTGCCAACGTAGTGGCAATTTCCTTTGCCGAGTAGGCAAAGTTCTCTTCACCGTCGATATATCGGCGGGAAAGACTCACTTGGATCATACGTGTACCATCAATACTGCCATAGTCAACGCAAGTTCCAGCATCATTATCCTCTAAATTCTTAACCATGTCAATACCCACAAGGACATTACGTTTTAGATCGCGAGGAAAAAAGTGATTAATAACATCGCACGCAAACTGTTCCATCCTTGCTTGTTGCGCGCAACGTCCGTTCATTTGTATTACAATCATGAGATAAATTCTAACCTATTTTTTAGGTGAAAGCAACTAATATTTAAGTTCTTGAAACATAACGAATTTTATCTCTCGGTTCAGGGTAGATCCACTCACAATTCACATAACCTTGTATCAAACGTTTCGCCTGACGAACCGCAATGACCGCTGTAGGATCTTTGTTTTCGCCAAAGGATAGTAGTCGGTCAACTTCAATGAGCGCCTCCTGACGTCCCACAACGTCTATGCAACCATGTTTGCCGTCAATGTAATACTCAACTTGGAAGTTCTTGAGTGTCTCGTTCTCTTGCTCCTCCTCAAGGTGGCGAGCAATGATATCATTACAGACGGCAAGAGGTATCTTAGATACACGCTTGGTCAAGGTCTCGTCAATAATCACCCGCCGAAACTTCGGCGGGATCTGCTTGTGACTCTTAAACATTACGCTGCCTCCGCATATTCAATTGCTTTGTTTACGGCAATCAGTTTACGACCTGAGTTGTAACCGAACCAGGAGGACTGCAGACGAGTCTCAGGAGTTCTGCCTAGTTTGTGGTCAGTCAGGTAGGTAACAGCGTTCACAGCGTTCCACCAGGAACCCATGGCGAAGTTAGCACCAGGTTGGGTCTCAAGTACATCGTATGCTTGCTTAGCATTGGTGCTAAGATCTTCATAGACTTTAACTTTACGACCTTTAGAACCAGCGTGAGGAAACACGGTGTTAAAGAACTGTATGACGTCACCAGTCTTCGCTTTCTTCTTAGAAAGGAACTGAGCAAACTCTTTGTACTGCTCAAACTTCTGGTGAGCGATACCAAGTTGCTCTTTGACCATCTCAGGATTAAACTCACGACGGTGGTTAAGAGTCACTTCGTTCTTAGAGGAAGAACTCAGAGACATCTGGAGCGTATTGTTACAGACAACACGGATAGGTGTCATACGAACGTTCAACGACTTACCATACATGTGAGGATTGGTAAACAACATAAAGTTATCGACCTGATCGCCAGGAAGCACGTCAAAGGATTCCTTAATCTTAGCAAGAACCCAGACAACTTTACCACCCTGCAACGAACCAGCGGTATGCATTTCCATATCACCTGCTGCGCAGTATTCGTTGAAGAAGTTAAATGCTTCCTCATTCTGAACTGGTTCCCAGTCAGTGCCCACGATGTCAAGGACTTTGTTGTCACCGTCTCGAAGCAGTGCCATTTTATTAGGCACACTGATACCATCAAGAACATACATTCTTTGTTTGCTGACTGTCCAGTCAACGCCAGATTTTTGCATCATCTGGACAGGACTGAGGTCATTAGACACTCGCTCACCCAAACCATGCCAAGGCACTTCTCCGGCATACGCCATTGTTTCAACTAGATGCGACATTCCGCATTCTCCTTTATGATGTTATTTAAAATTTTTGCAACAAACACTTTAGAACAATTGTAGTCAAAGGCAACTTCATCAATGATATCAGTGTAGAAATAACCTTCCTCCCACATATTCAAAACTGCTAGGTAGACCGTACCCATCTTAGACATAAGAACATACCTCGTCCCAAAGATCAGCAACTTCTTTGGCGCTATTAAAACCACCTTCTTGAGCAGCGTCATCACACCCAGCGAGTGCTTCGATGAAGAGCGAAGAAGACATGATTTTCCAAGCAGGTCCGCCACTTCGTTCCTGAATTAAGTCAGCAAGAAAGTGAGCAGAGTTGCTAAGACCGATGCACTTGTCACCAGCATAGAGGCGAATAGCACCGCGATCGATAGAAACGAAGTCAACAGGTTGTTTAGTCATGGGGTTTTCCTTTCTTTCCATAGGTATATTATACCCTAAGAAACCATGAAACAAAACCATAGTTAAGTTATTGATTTGAAAGGAGATTTTTAATTTCTTTGGGAGAGAGTTCTTTGAACTTACGACGAGAGGGAGACCACTGTCGGTATGGTTTGCTGAACCTAGTCTCGATGCCTTTTTGAGGACCATAGGTGGGTACAACTCCTATGAGCGTCTTTCCGTCAGTAATGTACACATGGTTGGGGGTGCCTGGTGCTTTATTCCAGACTGTTATCTCTTGTTTATAACGAACTGTCATGTATCACTCCATCATAGTTGCAAAAGCTTTGCGCCAAATTTCTTCATGCCGATCGTCGTCAATAAAAGCATTGCATTTATTGCAGGGAGTAAGGGATCGGTCACCTCTCCCCAAAGCAAATCTATATTCTTTAAATTTTGGTTCGGTAAGTAAATGTTCTTCAATGGAAACCTCTCGAATGTTTTTGAATGATATCAAATCAGTCCAATCGTTGCAACACAAACGATACTCGCCATCGACATCAATGTAAACATCTGTCCAAGGTTTTCTACAAGTTTTACCATGAGCATCAGAAACAGATTTCATCGGTATGATATTGTCAGGAATTGCTCCTGATCTGTTCACATATTTAACAATGGATTGATGTCCAACATCATTAGTTCTTATCTCCACACCAACTTCATTTTTTCCAGTAGTTCCTCTGTCTTGCACACGGACAGTTTTATATTTTTTAAGATCATCTTTTATTTTTAGATATTCTACATAACTTCTATCAGAATAGCAATTAAAGTCAACTAATTGAAACTTATCGAAATGTTTTGGTATCCAATCTGAATACTTGTACCCATTCGTCACAATAAGGTCTGCAGCTTTTTCTTGACCATAATGGTTTAAGTTATGTTCAAACATTCTTGTAATAAAATTATCAAAGTCGTTGTGTAGTGTTGGTTCTCCTCTACCAATGATAAAAATTTGAAGTATGATATCATATTTCTTATAGAAATTTAATCTTGATTCTAAAATAAGATCAAGGGTTTCCATTGACATATGAATATTTTGATTAGGATATCCGTGTGCTCTCGGACAAAAACTACACCTTAAATTACAAAGTTCAGTTATGTTTAACTCTATCCTTGGTGTTTGAATAGAATCAGGATAAGGAAATTTCATTATTGAATGGCGTATCTACTCAATTCATTATCGTACAAACCGTTCTCTAAGAAATCAACCAATAGAGTAATCTCGGTTTCAGTCAACCCGAGAGGAGTAAACCTGTAGTCAAGATATTCTGTAGGGATATCTGCTTGTGGCACTGCAGCGTTCTTATACTCAACAACCTGACGAACAGATGCAAAGGAAGCTCCATGTCCAAATATATTTGTGTCTTTTAAATTGTACAATGTCGGAATCTTAAACTTGTAGTTATCAAGATCCTGTTTAGTAAACCCACCTCTTCCTTTTCGAACGTCTTCAGAAACTTCTCCGACAATGAAGTTCATAGCATCAAGATCAGCAAACCCTACCGCCATAAACACTTCCTCTGCTGGAGCATATTGCCTAGAACTAAGAGCAGGACCAGTATGACAACCACTGCACCCAGCGTTACCGAAGAACAACTGTGCACCTTTAAGTTGATTGTCAGTCATAGCAGTTTTATCGCCGCGTAACCATTTCTGAAACGGTGCACGATTGGTTAGAACTGTGCGTTCGTATGCTCCCATCGCTTGAGCAGCAGAAGGCACATCCTCTATCCCAGTCAAACGATGAACACCTATCGCTGCTGCTGCTTGAGTTTCAACGCCACTCCACTGTCTTGAGTTGTTTTGTTTTGGCGTTCCTTCTGTCATTAAAATTGCTGGGTCAATTCCAGCATTAATAATACCATCGGGAGAGTTACCGAACTGTCCATTCCAAAGCATCACTTCTTGGTATGCCACATTAACAATGGTCGGCGAGGCAATAGGTTGAACGTCAACGCGGACGTCTTCGTCTGAACTCACAAGTGTTCTGTCTGCTCCTTCGCCTACTCCTCCTTCTCCTATACCCTGAGCGATACCTGATTTAAAACCAGACGGCGCATTGTGACAAGAAGCGCAAGAGAACGTGCCGTTTAGTTCAGGTATTTTTCCTATGCCTACTGACTTGTCGTGAAATATAATTTTTCCTTGCTCAACTTTTTCTTTGGTAATCGGATTGAGTGGGTCCTGGGGGATAGAGTCATAGTCATCGCTCTCTGGTAAAATGAAAGCATCAACGTCACCTATAATTGACAATAAAATATCTGACTCTGTCGGAACAGCAACAGGTTCCGGTGTTGTAGAATTTCCCCCAGACCCACCACATCCGTAAAGAAAAAGAAAAAGAACAATAATTTTTTTCATGAGATCATTTGTGAAATTTCAGTTGCGTACTTCTTGTTGGTTACAGGAACTGCGTTGGACTTGTGAAGCGTGGCAATTCCAATGACGAAGTCTCCGGTGTATCTTGGAGACTCTTTGCTATCTCCTCTCGCCTTTGCTGGAGCAGCCACGCACGATGCGTAGCGTTTTGCCTCAGCCGCACGTTCTGCAGAGATTGACGATTGCGGTTTGTATTCCTGGAACTTTGGCGGAACATACTTGACACAGGGTTCTCCTTTTACTTTGCGGGACTTACGTTTGCGACCATTAAGATCGTACCGTGAATTAGTATATATAATCACAACTTCTCCATCGGAATCATGTACTTGACATTGTACGCTTTTTCGTACACTTCGTCAAGGTCCAAGAGGCAAGCGAGAGCATACTCCATACCTTCAGCATACCAATCCATGCAGTTTGCCATTTCCTCGTTATGATCATTCTCATACTTACGGATATCCGTCATAGTCTTGGCAATTTTTTTGTCAAGCATTCGACGCAACTCACGAGACAAAGCAGATCGAGTCGGCGTTACAGGAATGTCCTGCATTTTTAAGTTTGATGCTACCATTACACTTCCTCCAAATAAATTCCAACTTTACCAAAAGAACCAGTTCTTAGGTCTTCAACTGCAATCTTGTACTTCTCACCGATGTCAGTCTCGATGTAAGCATGACCCCACTGAACTGCCCAGATCACACCGTGAACGGTAGGATGTAGAGCACCGAAGAACGCTTCAACATGACGACCGACTAAGTTCATTATGCTATCTCCAACTGATCACAAAGTTCATCTTCGTCATAAAACTTAGCGACGAAATCCTCGATGCTGCCACGCCAGATGTTATTGTAAGCAGCATCACCAGTTTCCCAGTTGCGCTTAATATGATAGGCAGTCAATGTCAGACCTCGAGGTGCTATTTCTACCATGTAGTGGTAATCAGTATCACCGTGCGATTCGCAACCCGGAGTAAACTCAGCGACTGAATTAGCGCGAAAGAATCTCGCGGCGAGAGAACCTCGTTTCCCTGCTCTAAGCAATTTACGAAAGTAAGTCGCCGCGCCTTCGGGATAACCGTCGAAGTGGATGTAGAAAGTTTGATTGCCGCGAAGTTCATCGCGAAATTCGTAAGTTGCTCTAGTTCCCATATTTGTATCTCCTTAATTGATAAGACTATTATACTACGGATGATATCAAAACAAAACCTATCGCAAGTTATTGATCTTCAACGGGTTTTTTACCACCTCCGGAGGGTTTAAGTTTAAATAGCGGTAGGGGGAACGCGTCTAAACGACCTTCAGCTTTTAAAAGATTGTAGTCGTCAGGGTGGAGCGGTATATACTTCGCGTCCGTGTAATTGTCTAAAAAGCGTTGAATACGCTGTTCTAAGGGTACTTTAATCATTTTTAGTTTTTTCCTTTTCCTTAACAAAGAGTCACTATTATACTCGATTCGATCAGAAAGAAAACTACATTTAAGTCTTTGTTTTTAAAGAGGTTTTCCAAACCAACTGATGAGAACTTTCCTTGTTCCTGAAAAGACTTTAGTTACACCATGTTGCACCTGGAAATCATAAACCAAAGACCTGGGTGGTTCTAGATCAACTACGAGAGGCATCTGTTCGTCGTAGAAAAGACTATGTCCTCCAACCAGGTTGTTAGATTCCAAGTGCGTAACAATCGTCAACTCAGATTTAGATTCATCATCGATGTGAACTCTCGCCCAAGATCCAGGATAATATGTCAGAATGTAATGCGAGTGAACATGTCTCTTAGCATATTCTTCTAGTTTAATAAGTCCGGAAATTTTTTTCCGGTACTCGCTATTGACATGAGAGTAGTCAACGTTGTACAAATTATAATACTTTGTTTTGAATTCAGTTTTTAAACTGTTCTCAAGTTTTATAATTTCCTCAACATCTTTTTGATTTAGAATCTCTTCTGTTTTAAAATTAGTCAGCATTTAAATCAGTTAAAGGATTTCCGATGTGACGTTCAGTTGCATGATGTTCCATTCTGTGCCCTTGAGTACGTCGAACAATGTCATCCGCATTAAATTCTGCCCAATACATTTCAAATGCAACACCATCATCTATGCCCACAAACTGATGCCATTTACCTGGTTCGACTTTAAAGTAATCGCCTGGTCGAAGAATAGTTTGGTCGCAAAGATGTGGACGTTCGGAACTTGGTTCGCCTGTCCAAGTTTTAATCATTAGCGTGCCAGACTCTACGAAGAATCCATTCCACTTAGTCTTGTGGTAGTGCTCACTACAACAGTGGTTTGCTTTAAACTCGATTCGATGGAACTCGAATGAGGGGGTATGCTCAATGAGTTCTGTTTGACCCCATACTTTACCTGCTTTCATTTTATGCCTCGTTTATTATTAACTGTTTTTGCAACATTCCTAATGCTTGTGGACCCATGAAATCAACTAACTTTTCATTAGCACCAAAAGTTCTTAAGTAATTACATTGCTGATCACCATGTTTGCCTTCTAGATTATAGTTTCCTGCAATAGAAATTCTAACTTGATTAGAAGTATTAATTTTTGTTAGATGGTTAATCCATCCTGGAAAAAATATCAATAGTCCTGTCTTTGGTGTAATTTCAATCATAAAATCTCTGAACGGAGAATGACTAAGTTGAAAAGTTAATGGTCCTCCGTTCTTGGGGTAAGAAACATAATAACACCAACTAAGAACGGCACCTGAATGAGGTTCTCCTCCAGCATGAGAATGAACCATCGTACTAACACCAGGTCTGCATATGTGCCCCCAATGACCTCCTTTAGGATGAGAACCCGCAGGACCTTCTTTTGTATCTAGTTGTTCTTTTAAACCAGGAGCAAAAGAATTTGCGACAATGTCTAGGATATGGAATAACTTTCTAACTTGTTCTGTTACAGGAAGAATCGTATCTTCATAACTGGTACTGTTAGGGTTGTTGTTTAGTCTGTTATTTTCATACTTTAAAACATCTTTCGCAAGAACTTTGTTGTCTATAGCTCCAGACAAATCGTAGGTTGTTGCTTTTAATGACAACAATGTATGTTCGACTGGTTCCAGTTTCATATACGTTGTATCATAGTCATTCTATTAGGATCGTTATAGAAATCACAATCAATTTTTTTATCCCAAATATTAATCATATATGAAGTTCTTCTCAAAACTTTTCCCACATCCGATTTATGTACTACTCTAGGATGCCACAAATAACATCTATTTTCTACTGGATCGAGTTCTATTATTTCACCTTTAGAATTTTTTGTAAGAAGTTTTGCACCTTCAATTATATCAGAATTGATATACAGAACAATGCTACAGTAAGGTAAGTGAACATTATTGTGTTCAAAATATTGAATGTGGTCAAAATCATAATGCCACTCAGTACCAAAATGATGTCCAATAACATCATAGTACCATACTTCTATTCCTACTGCTTCCTGAAAATCATAATACTCAGCAGCAAAATTTACCATCTCCTTTGCCCAAGGGTTTGGTATCTTATCAATATCAAACCACCCTGCTTTTAGTTCTTCAGCATGAGTTGTTTCTTTTGCCAAAGAAAGAATATCTTGACTTAAAAAGTTATCTTTGTAGCGAATCATTTTTGTATATATAAATCAACTTAACGATGAGAAGGGTTGTATGTCAACCGAATCCATTATTAGAAAATATTATGATCCAAAAGAAGGCGAAGTGTTTTATTTGTATAGAACATTTAGTGGTAATATAATTGCCATGAAATCTAAAGTACAAATGAAAGAGTATATTGGTTCTTATGTTTGGCCATCAAAACAAATGGCAGCAGAAACAGAACCAGTTATACAACATCAATAGGATAACCTTCGTACCATTTGATTAAAGTGTTAACTCGAAACGAGCGCCATGCTTGTTTGTCCATTGCCCATACAACTAAGTGTTCGTTGTCTTCTCTTTGTTCTAGGATTTCTGGAACATTGTGATCAGAGAGTTCTCGGTTCAACGTGCAAGGCATAACTCGCACCTCACCAGTGTCAATCTTGGTGAACTCTACAGTAACAACACCTTCTAGTGCTGCTTTAGTAAACCCTTTAATGCTAGTATGCATTTTATTCTTCCTTCAATTGAAGATATACTTCTTCTAAAATATCTGTTAATCGTTTGTCGTTTTCTTCGCAATGCGTTACAAGAGAGAGCACAGCATCATAGAGATTGCCATACTCTCCCTTGGTTTTTTGTTTACGCACTAGAATTTGGATGCGAGAGAACATAACATCTGCACATCCTCTCGCTTCTCCGTTCCACTTGTCGTTCACGCAGCATCTTCTCGTTTAGTATTTGCTAAACAATATCCCAAAACATTTTCGGGAGAAGAAATTTCATAAGGATCTTGATCAAGATTATCCTTCATCCCTGGTTCAGGAAATACTGATTCTACGACACCATCATCGACAACAAGAGCATAGCGCCATGAACGAACACCAAACCCAACGTTGTCTTTCTTGACCAATGCTCCGACTGCTTCTGTAAAAGTTCCTGATCCATCTGGGATTACCTCCACGTTCTCTAGGTTTTGTGCTTTTGCCCATGCGTTCATAACAAACGAATCATTAACAGACATACAGTAGATAGCATCAATGCCTGTGTTTACAAACTGTTCATACTTACGTTCAAATCCTGGAAGTTGGTACGTTGAACAAGTAGGAGTGAAAGCTCCTGGTAAACTAAACAAGATAACTCGCTTACCTGCAAAATAATCTGCAGTTGTTTTCTCTTCCCACTTGTATGGGTTTGGTGATTTGCCTTCCAACTCCGGATCGCGGACTCTAACATGGAATGTTACGTCGGGAAGTTTTTGCCCTTTTCTAATCATATTGTTCTCCTATTAACAAATTCTGCAACAAAATATTTTCTTATAACAGCGGTAACAAAAAATGCAGCAGTTAGAAACGGTGCTGCTTCTAATGCTGACATATTTAATTCATATGCTATTGATAAGAATACAAAGTTTAAACATAAATTGATAGGTGTTGCTGCTAATGTATCTAACAAAGAAAATTTAAATGATTGCCTATTAAATTTCATAGTTCGTTAACAGTAACTCCTTTCTATTGGACTCATCTTTACGGTACATTTTACCTGAATGCATTGTATATGTCAAGTCCCATTCTTTTTGATGCCAAACATCAAAGAGTCCTCTAATCTCAGGACTAGAGTTATAAGTAATCATCACATTTCCTTTGCAATTAAATGCATCTTCAGCAAATTGCTCGTGATTAAATCCGAGGTGATGACTACCTTTCTTGCCATATAATCCTGACTTAATATCATAAGGAGGATCAGCAAAAACAAATTCGTCTTCTCTACAATCTACTAAGACTGTTTTGTAATCTAGATTAGTGATCAACCAATTTTTAATCAAATCAGAATATTGCGGAAGTCTCTCGATATTACTTCTGGAAAAGTTAGATTGACTGGCAGCTGCAGAAAACCCTGAAGACTCCCCAAGACCAGAAAAACTGCACTTATTACAAATGAAGAAACGAACAGCAGTCCCAAAAGGATCAAGAGGTTTACCGAGTGCTTCTCTACTTTCAAGAAAAAGTTCTCGATGCGATTGAGTAACATCTTCATATGTTTCTGCCTTTAGTTTGTAATTTAAGACAGCATTATATAGTGCTTCTCCGTTTTTCTGAAGTTGTGACCAGAAGCAAAAGAGATTTTTGTAGATATCGTTAACCCAAATCTGAGTATCCGGATATCGTTTAGTGAACTCAATTGCTACTGATCCGCCACCTAAGAATGGTTCACGATATGCTGATATATTATCAGGCAGATGATCAAAAATAAATTTTGTTGCTCTAGATTTTCCACCTGGATATCTTAGTGGAGTCTTTAGAGATTTTAAACTACCCATTTGCTTCGCCGATATATTTTTTTCTGTTTGCATCCCATTCTTCTGGAGTTACATTATCAATTGAAGTCCAACCGCTTGGTTCCCAATTGTGATGTCCAGGAGCAACAGGATATGTCTCAACATTTTCTTGATCGTGGATATGTAATTGAATCAATGCATAATGCAAGATCTTCATCACATCCTTACGCCACTCATCAGGATTGCCTTTGCGCCCATATCTCTTTGCGTATTTGATGACGTTTCCAAGGCAAAACCCAGTACCATGACCACTATCAATAATGATATCAGTCGCTTGGTACTTATCCGTTGCATAATGTTGGTCGTATGTTTGATCGACATATCGCTTAAACTCCTCTATGAGTTTGTCTTCATTAAATTTATAGTTCATTAATCTTCAATCCTTCAGGCGTTAGAGTTATTATACCTAAACTCGTTTCCAATTTATACCCCCAAAAATCATAGATCTTAACTTCCGGCATATTTTCAATGATGAAGTCCCTGACTTGCGTCAGGGAACTCCAGTTTTTTTTATCTAGCAATTGATCTTTCAAGATGCCAACTTTCCTTGTGCTTGTAGCATGAACTTGTACTCTGCAAGAGTCATCGTTCCCATGTCTCTATTGTGACATGCTCGAACCATAGCACCTTCGTTAAAGGAGGTTTCGCCTCCCTTCGACCAAGGAGTATCATGAGCATAAACTGCGTCAGAGTACAAGAGAGGCAGACCATCAATAGCACATACGCCACCACTCACATACAGTTTTTCTTCACGCTGATTAGCAGTCAAAGATCTCTGAGGATGGAGTCGAATGATTCCAAGTTCTGCATCCCCAATGACCTCGCGGAAGAGCATAGCAACATGTTTCTGAGCAGCAGAGTTAGACCAGTTCTTGATATTTTTTCGTACAAAAGGTTTAACGAACTCACGAACCTTTTCAAAGGTGGTTGTTTCTTCTTCGTAGGTAGTATCATTTGTACCAGTCAACATGCTGTAAGCATGCATAAACCGACCGAAGAACTCATTTTCGTTTACGATTTTGAACGAACCTTGTTCAAGAACGTCGAAATAGAAAACCATATACGCTGAGAAGATGTCAGCATTAAACTTTCTTCCTCTGAACTTTCGGAGTGCTACGCAGGAGTCAAGAAATTTCCTAGTTCGTATGAGTGCTTTTGCAGTAATTTCCGGATCACCGTCAATTAAGTTTTCAATTTCTGTTTGACCTGCATCAACATTGCCTTTAGCAATAGATCTGATTATTGCTATCGCAACCCACTCATACCACTTCGCGCGAGGGTTGGGTAAATTACCATCAAAATGTTGACAATAAACTTCGCCAAACTTGTTGACTCCAAGTTCCCACAAGGGATGAACTTCATTTTTATACTCTTTAACATGAGATGCAATTGAGCGTACAGTCTTAGCAGCAGAAGATTCTTCGTTTGCCATAACCATTTCCATGAAGTTGGTAGGTGTCGTGGTATTAATTGCTCGAAACACATGCGCTGCCTGAGTAGAAGAGCAAGTATAATAGGCGACAGGAATTTTAATTGAATTGAGATCAAGATCTTCAAACATTGCAAATGTTTTGCCGTTTACAGGAAACCTGCCTTCGTAGAAAGCACGAAGAGCGCGACAACGATGACCGCCATCAATCACAAGATAGTCGCATTCATAAATTGCTTTAGCAATAGGGTTGTTTCTAATGTCGCGAATTAAAATCATACCTAATCCATGACCCTTGGTGAAGGAGTCAATGATCTTGATTGATTTTTTATAACCTGCCGAAGTAGGTCCTCTCTGAGCAATTGGATCAGGATTCAACTTGCCAGTAATAAGAAGTTGGATCAACTCCATTGCGGTCAGTTGATCATATTCAATTTTTATAGGGGTTTGTTCCATTCGTTTTTCTCCGTGGATGTTTAATTTAAGTTGTCCGGATTAGGGACAAGGCATATTATACTGATTTCTTATACAAAAGAAACCAAAGGTAAGTTATTGATTTTAAACAAGAAAATCAGCAAGGGATGATTCGACTTTTTGATATCTGCCTCCTGAGGTATCCCTAAGTCTCAGTTCAGCATTTCCAGTGGACTTTCGTATGTACATCGTACAAAGGTCCGGAAACATTTTTGCGATCTTGTCGATAGATTCATAAACATATTCTTTAGTGCGAACAGTTTGTAACCCACCTTCTTCTTTGTAGTAGTTGCTTTTAACAGTGTAGTTGTCCAGTCTGCACAAAACACCGTTCTTTACATATTGACGCAGACTGTACTCATAGTCCTCGCCATGATTGGTCACGCGAGCAAGGTAATCATCATGCTCAACAATAACACCAAACATAGAAGCAATAACATAACAAAGTTTAGTGTAGACTCGATCCTTCATAAAATATGCATTTGATGCTGCATATATTCCAAACGTTTTAGCACCAACTTCTACGCATTTATTGAAACCTTGCTCAATAATTTCAGAATACAAATCATCAATCGGTACGAGAGTTTTCTCGTCTTTTCTTCGTTGCACTTCTTCGATGTCATCATCAAACATCATAAGGTAAGTGCCTTCAGGATATGACTTTTCAATATGGTTACGTTGCGCACCAATAGTTGGTACGCCAATGCTTATGTTGCGTCCATATTTATGATCGCCAAGTGCTTTATCGTACGACTCAAACTCTTCTTCATTAGCGACCCAGATAGTAACTCTTTCAGGAGGAATGTTATGTTGTTCAAAAACTTTTAAAGTTTTGTTTTGAATTGTTACTGGTCTCTTATAACTTGGTACTGCTATTTGATAATCTATCATAGAAATCCTGCTAAACTTCCTGCTTCAACTTGCGGGTGGTATTGCTGTAGCATATCTTCGCCACCGTTATCTCGAAGATAATCATACCACTCATCGCTTGACCACATACCTGCAGTCACACCATTAAATTTTGGATCGTTACGTTCTTTTCGTCTGGACTCAACAAAATTATATCTGTGACTTTCATATTCCCAACTGCCTAATTCTAGCATTTTTTCTCGGAAATAGCAAACGAGAGAGATACGTTCCATGTCTTCAAGTTTTTGACCAGCAGGTGGTTTAATTTCAGTGTTGCCATGAATACCTTCATGATTATTAATCAGAAGCAGGTCACCAGGTCTAACGTCAATTGCTACTCTGTATTCAGGTAGCACCAGATATCCTCCTTCCCATTCTTTTTCGTTAGCAACTACAGTTAGATTAGAGAACCCTTCAGATAGGTCACCAGCGTCCCTGTGAGCGGCAGTGCGGAAATTTTTATTCACGGTAATGGTAGTGAAAGGGGTTGATGTACCAGCAACTCGAAACCTTTCGTCCAGCAGATTTGCTTTGTTGTTTTGAGCAGAAAATCTGTTGGGCAGAAGTTCATTAAATTCACAAGAAAGTTTCTGCATAAAGGGAAAGCATTTAGAAAAGACTTCTGGATATTTTGCAGTGTAAGATGTTGCTCTACCATAAGGAATTCTTGGATAACGATCATAGAAACCAGCAATCCCAGAGTTTACCTGATTGGCATAGGATGTATCAGAAACATAAGTTTTCTTCACCAAAGCAGCATCTTTTCTTGCTTCTTCAAGAGAGGTTGACTTCCATTCTTCTAACTTCTTCTGAAAGAAATCTTCATAAGTGTATCCGGCAGATGATATTTTTTCGCGCAACCATACCATACCTCTAGCACCAGAATCTTTATTGTTTTTATGAAATAATTCTATCTCGTCTAGTCCGCTGACACCTGTAACGCTGTTGGAAGAACCTTTAATAAAGTAATCCATAATGTCAAACTGATAGTCTGTCACCCAGTCACGATTGTTTAACTTACCTTCTTTTGGTCCAGCAGCGAGTCCGCGATTTTGAGTTGGTTGTGCTGCACCAACCAATCCTTCATACGCACCAGACTGCTCGCTTGCAGTAAAAACATTCTTGCGAAATTTAAAAATGCAATTAGACTCATCAGCATTACCGCCAAGGGATTTGTTTACAAAAAACAAATCGGTGTCTTCATTTATAATTTGGTCGTAATGATTTTCGTCAAGAAACTTTCCTAGCAAATGTTCGCAAGTTATTTTTGACTCTCTAATTATTACATTCATATACTCTACGTCTCAAATCGCTGGTTGAAAATCTATGGTCTCTTTTGTTAAAATATATCTCAATTCCTCGGGAAGCGCAAGTAGATCGACCAGTAAAATCAGTGTCTTTATATTCTGCTCCAATAATTCGAACATCAATGTTTACCATGTTAAGCACATCAATGAGGTCGTCTTCTGTTTGATATGGAATTATTTCATCAACATACTTAACTCCTGACAGTTGTGTGTATCTTTCAACAAGAGTTTGTACTGGTGAATTTTTTCCTGGGCGATCAATAGATGGGTCAACCTGAAGTCCGCAAATTAAATAATCACATTGTTCCTTTGCTTCGCGCAACATTGTAATGTGTCCCGCATGAAGTAGATCAAATGTGCTCGCTGTGAATCCTACAATTTTCTTATTCATAAAAACAATATACTCTTAAGTCTACAGAAGAACGATCTGCACGTCCAGGTTCTGGATGTTCAAATGCTGTGTGGAACGCTCGATAATTTTCAATATCAGAATCATACGTTCTGAACAATATCACTTTGTCGTCAGTCAAATTATCCCACCAATACCATTTATGTTTTGATCCAATTGGTTTTAATCTAGAAAGAGTCAACGGGTGCGTTCTTTCGTCAGATTGCTGTACATCAACAACGGTTTCAAAGATCTGTGATTTATCAATAGATTTTGAATCACAAAAAGCAATAGGATAAGAGACATGGGTTGGTCCTAAATTTCTCCATATCTGAAAACAAACAACTCGATTACACCATTTGTAAATATCTTCCCATCCTGACCCATAGTAAGCATCAGGTTCTGGTCTAGTTTTTCTGTACTCGAAAACATAATCTTTGAATCCACTACCATGATCTGAGTGCACCAATTGAAGTGGACCCCAAAGAGGGTTTTTAGATTGCCATTCTGGACTTCTACGAACAACCGTTGACGCCATGATTAATTTTGCGTCAGTTTGTTCTCTAACTAAATCTATCATTTCGTGATAATATTGGTTATAGTTATCAACATTATCCCAATCAGAAAAATTAGTTTTGTGAGGTACTATTTGAAAACCGTTTTCTTTCCAAGAAAAATTACAATCATTACCGTCATGAATATTAACTGTTGTTTTTATCTTGGTGTTATAGTATATGTCGGCAGTTAATGGACTTCCCATATTGTTTGTTCCTCAATAGCGTGCTGAGCACACTGCACATAATCTTTATCTTCTTCATTAAGAACTGACCAGAATTTACTTATCTCTAGAGTCAAATCCATTACCTTCCCTGGTGCTTCTAGATGGTGATTTGATTCCATCCAATCTTGAAGTATGTCAAGGCGAAGGTTTATTTTTTCTTTTAACGATCCCATCTATAAAACTCATGTTGCCCGATTGTACCTGTATAATTCATTCCTCTATCCTTAACCCATTTTGGTCTTACTTGTAAGGAATGATAATGTGTCGCACCTTCTGTCATACCTCGCCAATTTCCTTTATCGAAAACTTCTTCTGCCACCATATACGATTCCATCCAAGCGTCGGGATTGCCTGGATCATCACTGATACCATCACAAAACCAAGAGAACTGACACATGTGACGTTTGGGAACCATTTCACCTTTCCAGTTCTCAACCCACACAGTTTGCTTAACAACCTCACAGACAGTATCGGGATAGTAGTCATCCTCAACACGATTCATAACTACATCAGCGACAGCAGCTTGGCCAGCAAAAGAATCGCCGCGAGACTCATGATAGATATTGAGAGCAAGGCAATAACGTTCGTCAACCAAATGTTCCTCTTCAACCGTTGGTCCAACTGCAGTGATGATTGCCTCGTCTGCTCCAAGTTCTTGCGCAGTTTCCTCTGTACTTTTCTTTTCAGTATTTTCCCCATCTGAAGTAATCCATGTTACAAAATTGAATAACAATAGAAACCAAATTATTCCTAGTGTTAAAAAGAAAATATTTTTTATTCGCATTGTATTTCTTCGAGCAATTCGTCTCGCAATTTTCTTGCAACTAAATCTCTTTCGCTACCATATTTTTCATTAGTTATTTTAAATGCTAAAGTTATCCTATCGCAACCTGCATATGCAGCATGCCAACAATGATGATCCGGTTCGTCTTTTCTTCCAAAGTAGTACCATCTGCAAGCCCAACCAGGTTTATCGGGCACGACTATAACTTTATCTCCTTCCTTATAAGTAAAGAATCCGTCTCCAGTTTTCGACCAAGTTAGAAGGATTTGATATGCATTGGCATCCCAGTTTGTATGCCAACCAGTTATACCTTTTGGTGGATAGAAATTAAATAATGCACAAGACGCAGCACCAAGAATTTGTTGGCAAAAATCAAATCTCCATTTCTCATAGAAACCTTTCCATTTATCCGGATTGTGTTCTTGTAGCATAGCAACAGGAACTGCACGATAATCTGAGGGAGGACCAATATGTAGATGGGCGTTTCCTAGCAATTCTCTAAGTCTTTGCTCACTGCACCACCATTCGTTATGTCGATGCGATGTTTCGATTGCTCCTCTAGTAACTGATTTGGATTCAAGAAGTATTTCTTTTTCTTCTTCTCCATACCTACTATAAAATTCATCTAATAGAATGTCAAGTTCTGCTAGAAGGTTTTTATTTTTAATTTCTATTTCCAAACTAGAACACCTTTACCTTGCTAAGTTTTTCTTGAGAAACTCTTTTTCCTGCAGTACTGCTGTCAAAAACTGGACGATCTTCTTCATCATTGACAAGGGTTTGTTCTTCCTGACGAACATCAAACAATCTCATCTTTGATCGATCTACTCCAATAACAAACCTCTTATTTTTGTTAGGATCATTATATCTATTTTTTAATTGTTTAACCATAATTTGATTCAATCCTTCTAACTGCTCATTAGAAACCAAAGCAATCATAAGGTCTGCTGTCGCAGGAAGTCCAAAGGATTCTGAAGTATCTTCCAATCCAGGATCTGAATTTGCGTAACCAGATCTTGTAGTTTGTGTTGCTGAAACAATCGGAAGATTAAACTCAACTGCTAGACCACGTATTTCTTCAGCAATAGATTTAATAAACGAATACGAATTAATCGCTCCGCCCATTCCTTTCATCCTAGAAGACGTACATATATTTAGGTAGTCGATAAAAATTATGTCTGGACGAAAAGATTTTTTAAGTCGCAACTCATTTAATAATGCACGAAAATGCCCGCTGTGTGCTTGACCCGTTGGGTATTCTTTGATGATTAGTTTGCCTGACGTTTTAGATTTTATCGTATTAATTTTGTCAGTAAACATTGATTTGGTCAACGTTTCAATTTGATCAATGGCAACGTTGAGCAAGTTAGCATCAATTCTTTCTGCGATTCTTTCTTCGGACATCTCCATTGTTATGTATAACACATTATGACCAAGAGAAAGGCAACTAGCAGCATGGTGACACATAAACAAACTCTTCCCGACACCTGTACCAGCAAGAGCAATATTCAAAGTCTTGTTCGGTAGACCACCTTTGGTTATGGTGTTTAGATATTCCAGGTCAAAGGGAATACGATCTTCATGCTCGTGGTAGAAGTCATAACGTTCGTCAACGTTTTCTAGATAATCATGACCAATATTAGTATCAAAGCAAACCGCCAATGCTTTTTGTAACACGTCAGGAATAGCATTCTTTGCTAGTTTTTGATGCTTACCATCAATGATTTGTATTGATTCCATTATGGCATTGTATACTGCTCGATCTTGACACCATTTTTCTGTAGTGTCAAACAACCAGTCTTGATCTTCTTCTTTCTTAGTGAAGATGTCGGGAAGAATATCAATTGCGTGTGTATACATCTCAACATTCAAATTGATACTGTCTAGTTCAACCTTGAATGCTTCAAGGGAAGGAAGTTTGTTATACTTAGATACAAACTTTACAACCTGATTGAAGAGTTCTCTATAAACTCCTTCGAAATAATCTTTCTTAACAAAAGGCAAGACCTTTCTCATAAAGGTCTCGTTTGTTAAAAGGTTTCTTAGAATAATTTTTTCAAGTTCAATTGTCATCTTTTTCTCGCAGTGCTAATGATCCGTCTGTTGCTGCTTTTTCTAAAACATCTTCAAGAATCAATGCTGCGAAATCTTGTAACTCATGACTATCCTCTGTTAAGTTTTCATCAGGTGATGAGATAAGAGCGAAACTAAAATGTAGTTCTTCACCTACAAACGAGATATTACCAAATCGAATTACAGTTTCAACAAAATCGCCCTCTTTGATGCGTACATTCCATGCTTGTTCGTTGATATCATCGTCAGGAATCAATTCATAATGAATTCCTTCTGATACTCTATCAAGGTTAATCATATTCTTCTCCAAGGTCAAGCTCTTGATTTAGTCCCCCGCCAATTTGATACATGTTTTTGATAAAACTTATAAACTCTTGGTTATCCAAAAGAGGTTCCCAAAAAGATGCATCTAATTCTTTTTCTCTATACTTCTTTTCTTCCCCAGACTTTTGATACCATCCATTAGAAGGTTTAACTACAAAACCCCCAGCGAGTGCAACATCAAGGAGACCGCTGTATTGATCAATACCACCGTCCCAAGAAACGCTAATAGGAATCTTACTCTTTTCTTTAACATACCTCGATTTATCCACGTTAACAATGAAGTCATAACCTGTTACCTCTGTACCAGTTTTATTTTGACGACGACCAAGAATCCAAATGTTATCAGCAGAGTAGTAGATACCCGTACCACCACCCACAACGTCTTTAGGAAACAAACCGATTTCTTTGTAGGTGTGATTAACTGCCAACAACGGGACGTTCTTCATCGTCAGATAGGGTGTGGTCATACGAAACAAACCTTTCAGTGCTTTTGCTCGTGACATATCAGCAACTGACTTTTCATCAAGAGCATCCTCAAGTTCTTTTTTGGATGCCAAATTACCAATAGAATCAATGACCACAATAACCTTATCCCCATTCTCGATATTGTCGAGTTGTGAGATAAGATCAAACTTTAACTCTTCAACGTTTGTGATTGGAACATGTAGAACACGAGAAGTGTCAATCTTGAATGCGTCGAAATAAGATTGCGGCGAACCAAACTCTGAATCATAAAACAGCATGACTGCCTCAGGATCTGCTTTTAAATATGCTGCAGCAATCTTCAAAGCAAAAGAAGTTTTAAAATGTTTTGATGGTCCAGCGAGAACAGTAAGTCCTGGCGCAACACCACCGTCAACAGTTCCTGACAACGCTACATTCAACATAGGAACATCAGTAGGAACCATAGTTTTTTTAGTGAAGAATTCAGATTTATCAAGACGCTCAGTGTGCTTGAGTTTACTGTTCTGCATTAGTTTATGCATTAATGACATAGTTTATTCCTAGATATTTTTTTGATTTAGTGCTGCGTCTAAGATTGACATTTTATCAGTTGAACCAACCAAACAACGAACGTCGTTCTGATATTCTCCAAGTAAAGACTTGGCAAGTTTCGGAGAAATTTCAGGGTCGTCAATTGGTGCTCGCAAAACCGTAGGAATTGAATACTTTTTATTGTCGAAGTCAATTGACTCCAGATTATTCCTAACAAAATTAAAATCGCATTGAGCATAATCTTTACTAAACTTATAGAGTTCTGTGAAAAATCCTTGCTTAACTGCACGATAACCGCTAACAGCAAGTTTAGTAAAACAAATATCAAACGGACCACTGATAATTAATTTTTTGCCTGAAAAGAAAGATCCTTTGGAAATAAATTCCATATGCTGATTAATCAGTTTATCGTTAAAAGATCCAATCAAAAGATGTTCCGAATTAATAATACCATCGACGGTGTTTTCAATTTCAGGACTATAGATTATCCTAGAATTGTATCGATCAACACCAATTGCTCCATAAAGTCTTTCTAGGGTCTCAGAAGAAATTGTTGTTTTAATACAAATTCCTCCTGTGGGATTAGTATTTAATTTTTTTACAATGTCTAAAAGATAAGTATCATCTTGTAGTTCATTTTTAGTAAACGGCAAATCAAGACAGACGTAAGTTAATCCAGGATTCCATTCAACAAGATCATCTATTTGTTCTGGTTCAAATACTTTGGTTTCCCAAAATTCATTTGCGTGCATATATCTCATTGCGTCAGTCAAATAAGACTGACCAATCATAGCAAATCGAAACCTTGCAGTTTCCATTTGTGCTTGTTCAATGTTCTCTTGTTGTTGCGTACTTTCTGCAATTAATCCCTCGTCGAATTGAATATCTGGGATTTCAATAACTTCACTCATGCGTTGCTCCTAATGTTTATAAACATATTCTAATGCGCTATTAGCTTCTAACTCAAACGGTCTATTATTATACCAATTTCCTGTATCTTTGTCAAATTCTCTACAAAGATCAGCAATTTCTTTGACTGTTATAGGGTATTCAGATTTTATGGCGTTGCCAGCAATCGCCACCATAATCTGAAACATCTTATGGTACCATCCTGTACTAGATATTGTCATATATTCTTGACCTAGTTTTCTAGGAAAGAACGGGCAATCTCTATAGGACGTCCAATATATAGATTTATTTTCAAGTTGTTCTTTTCTGTAGTTAATTACTTGTTCTCGTAATGCTTCAGGCAATTTATCTAGAAACGAATTTGTACCTGTAGTTTCTTTATACTCCCAAAGATCCATTATGTTTTCAGCATTCATAATTTCACCAGCATTTTCAAAGAAGAAATTAAAAGCATTGGGATATTTTGCTGGTATGTAATACATTCTAGATAAATCTTTGGTTTGTTTATCTCCAATTGATCCCAGTTGTTTGTTTAAAGCAAACCAAAAATGCGGTATCTTACTTCTTTCTACTGTAGATTTGAGAGGAAATACCAATCTAAATTTAGGATACTCGGGTTTGCTTGAAGCAGTCGAATAACAAACATATTCATATTGACCACAATAATTATGTAGATTTTCTTTTAGTTCGCTTGCATTAGTGTCAAAATCGTCAACATCAACAGCACACCAACTGCCCCAACTGCTAACATTCCGATTAGATCTCGTACTGTCTTTGAAATACAAAGCAGGACTAATGAGAGGAGAAGAATTAGTTCCACCTTTTTGTCCCTCTTTTTTGGATAGATTAAATAAAAATGCCTTGAACGAAACCCAATCTTCGAACTCCATGGTTCTGTGAGTTTTGTTGTCGAAAGTATTTTTAAAGATAGTAAAACTAAACATGAGTATATTGTATACTTTTCTGATCAAAAAAGCAACTACACCAAAAATGCTGACAAATCAGATACAGGTTCCTCTGTCCAACTAATAGAATCAAGAATAGGTCTTAGTGGTTCTAAGAATGCTTTATCAAACATAACATCATAGTCGACGTGTTTATGTAAATTAAATTCTAATGGTAATGCACCAGGAAAAGCGATGACGTTTTCAAAGAAATGATTTGGTTCTTTAAGATATAAGAATTTAATTTTCTCTCCATCTTTTATAACATCATATTTTCGTTCAAGTTTATACTCTTTCAAATACTTATTGTACAATAAAGACCCACGACAATGTATTGGCGTTCCCTTAATGTAGATTGTTTTGGGCGAATGGAATTTTGTAAAATGCTTTACTGATCTAGGAAAAGCAACTTCTTCTGGTGCAAGGTTTCTAAATTGAGACTTAAACTCTGAAATGAACTCTTGTGTATCTGATTCGTTACCTTGCATGATTACTGTAAAAATTGTTTTTAATTTTTCGCGACATATCTGTGGGGTGCTTGACTTGACTGCTTCGATTCCCATGATTTTAAGTTTTGGTTGAGCATACTGCACTCCCTCGTTATTATGAACGTTCAGAATATATCTCTTCTTTGCTGTCCATATGCCACGATCAGCGATCGCTTCTCGTTTCATAACCATACGATTTTCATATGCATTTGTTTCTTGAGCTAGAGAAACATAATCTTCCGCAATAACTTTTTCGAAATGCTCACAAACTTTATCCAAATATTTTACTGGGTTTGCAGGTTTATGTGCACTAACCAGGGGAGACATATTAATATAAACTGAATCAGTATCAATCGCAATAACATAATCATGTTTAGTCCCAAGCAGTTTCTGCATCTCATTGTTTACTGATTTTTCTGCACAGAGAATAGCACGTTGACCGGAAGTAGTAACTGCCTCAGCAATTTTGAGATCGAAGTAACGAAACCATCGATTCGCAAGAGCACCATAAAGAGAGTTCATAAGAATCTTGACTGCCATTTGTTGGTTGTCATAGATTGTTATATCATTTGCTAACTTTTTCGTTGGTGTTTTTTCATATTCTTTTTTTGCTTCGAGCATCTTATTTTTTGCGTCGACGCGATCAATGTAGAATTTTTTAATTACCTTTGGGATAATACCCTCAACATCTTTCCGATACTTTGTTCCATTAGCAGCAATAGTAAAGTCGCCGTCTTCTTGATATGTCAAAGTTTCTGGTGACATATTGTACTGTACGATAATATTAGGATACAGAGAGTTTAAGTCAAAAGAACAGACCCACTCGTGCATACCAATAACAGGTTCTTTCACATAACCACCGACTATGGTTGCTTTGCTTTTAGCAACCTTTGGGGGAACAACAATATTTTTTGGAAGGAGTTCGTTGTATATTACAGAGTCCCATATGTTGGTCGTCCCAAAAGCATCCTTATAGTTTGCCTTTGCCTTGTATGCCATAGTCATGGCAAGAGTAATCAATCCCATCTTTTCTTCGAGACGATCAACAAGTTCTACGTCTTTAATATTGTAGTCAATAAACTTTTGAAAATCTTCGCGATAAAGAGTATGAAGATTACCGAACTCTTCATAAGATAACTTTTTCTCTCCAAGAACTACATTAGCAATATGATCTAGTTTATATGATTCTTGCTCGCCATATGTTAATCGCCCAAACTTATCAAACAAATCGTAGTAGTCTAGATTAGCAATACCTTCTAGTTCGTAGATAATTGCTTCCTGACCAAGACGAGTTATCGCTTTGCTGTCTGAAACAATTCCCCAAGGAGAAAGTTTTTTAACTGCCTGTTCGCCAAGAACGTTTCTAATTCTATTAACAAGATATGGAATATCGAAGAGTCTAGTGTTCCAACCAGTGACGACGTCAGGTCTGGTAAAGGGATCATTCCACCATTTTAAAAATTTTTGTAGCAATTGCTGTTCTGATTCTGCCCAGTAGTATTCAACGTCCATCTCAGTTTTTTCAACATCATAATCATACAGTCCCCAAACATGATACTTTTTATCTTTATTGTTTTTACATGTTATGGATATTACTTCATGTTTTGCTTCGTCTGGTAAAGGAAACCCCTGATCTGATGCAACCTCAATGTCAATTGTGCATACATTGATTGCTTCTCTATCAAAGGTTACTTCGTTAGGAAATTTTGCTGCGATAAATTGGTATACAAAATTTTGCATGCCATGCACAGTAAAATTGTCAACGTGATCATATTTTTTTAGAAAATCACTTGCCGAACGCATGTCTTCAAACAAGATTGGTTCAAGTTTTTGACCGTACAAGGATCGATAAGTTCCCTTTGCTTGAGATGATTCGACAAATAGAACTGGTCGAAAAGGAACTTTCTCGAGTATCCTTTGATTGTTGTTATATCCGCAATAGAGGATACTATTGCCCTTTCTTGTTACGTTAGTATAAAATTTCATAGATCAATTGTAATATTAAATATTAACAAAAGCAAATTGTGGTTGGTTTATTGGGTTATATTTTTCAGACACATCTCTACCAACATTAGTCAATCCTAGGTTTGGATCATAACATTGCGTTATTGGTGCTAGGATGCTTTCACCATCTCCTTTGGCTGCTTTTCTGGTTGTATCAGAAATACAAGATTCGCCAGTTCTTCCATCTTTTACATACAAAACCTTAGTTAAATTATTTGGAGTTACCATTAGAGACATCGCTCCTCTGTGAGAGGAGTTATAATCGTCATATATGGTTACACAAAGTTGTTCAGCAACATGGGGTTTTACAGTATGACATTCAATTGCGATTCCTGGATTCCAAACATCATATTCATCAATTTCTTGTAGATGTTTTCTAAAAATATCTTCTCTATCTGGTCTGAGATATGCATCGTGTTCCAGTATTATAAACTTTTCTCCTTCTGATAATTGTTCAAACAGAAGATAGTATGTTTCTAGAATAGCAAGTTCAGTTTTTGATCTCTTTTTTTCGGAGTTAAAATTTATTCCGAGAGGGTTTCTAGGAGTACAACATTGAAAGGGTTCTATTGTAAGAACATCGCTTACAGATTCAAAGGATTTTACTGAGAAGTCTGCATATTTTCTAGACACAGGATTCATAAAATCTAGAATCATTTTTGCTTTTATCATATAATATCCTTAAATGGTGCGCCGTTTTTGTTGGGTGGGGAACGACGCTAAACCCCGCGTTCGATGAACGCAATCCGCATTAAATCATTGGCATATAGGTAGCGTTGACCATCAATTCAGGGTACATGATTGGACCCATAAATCCCAGTATACAACCGCCAATAACAATTGCTGCTAACGTGTAGTTCCTGATCTTGATAATCATGATACCACCGCTAATACAATCATTGCTGGCGCAATTAATAATGCAGTTGCAAGCATATAAACTGCTTGCGCTTCTTCGCTACACAATAACTTCATTACTCCTCCTTTGCAGATACCTTATAACCAGCGTCTTCCCATTCTTGAATGGTACGACACTTCATTTTTTTAACAGTAAGACCAGCAGGTCCACGAACTTCAACTCGTGCACAAAACTTACCATCTTCGGTTGCTTTGGCAACATAGTCTTGTTCGT